CGAGTCGAGGATACGCATAATCCACGAAGCAGGCTCTCCCTCAACTAGCAGCGTGAAAAGGCCGTTTGTAGTGAATACAGCCAAACGGTTGCCAAGGGGAACGATCTGCTTGATATCCCCGTATCCGTTGGGACCAGCAAACGGGATAACATTGGACGCCAAAGCCCAGGTTTCTGGGAGAGGGTTAGTGACAGAAGCTACGTTCGTGAAGTAGAGGTTGTGCTTGTTCCAAGCCCACAATCTGTCCTTAAACGTGAACAATCCACGCATAGTTGCACCGGCAGATGATGCTACCTGCGTGTAGGTAATCGTATCTGTAGCCCAGTTAAAGACCGTGATCTTCTGTACTCCAACTCCGCTCAGGATGAAGTACGTCACCCCGTTGTATTGTGCGATTCCGGTACAAGGGTTGGGAATCGAACAACTCATGAATCCATCGTTGGCATCATGAGTACCTTCAGCACGAACTGCGTTGAGGGTGTTTCCGCTCGCTGTAAGAGCAGGGAGAATATAACCCTTCCCTGACCACATAAAAGCTGGCTTTGAAGCGTCTTTTGACCACGGATCAATATGGCAGAAATAATACTCAGTGTCGACAAAGGAGTCTGCACCGGGAGAAGCTTCTCCGTATTTCCAGTCCAGGGTAGGTCGTTTGATTCCAATGCGATTCTCTAGTGAGTCACCAGTGGCTACGAGATTGTAGCAGATGGACGAGAAACCGTCAGGAATGTTCGACGGCAATTCAGAGGAATACATGCCTTGCCCAATGGCAATGCGGTAGATTTCCTCACCTGGGACTGAAGAGGATAGCGCCATTATTGATAGTCCCAGGGGTCTTGGATTTTGTACAACGGAGCGTCAGGAGCGTGAGTTTCGTCACGCCTCATACCAACGTTCTTATCATACAAAGCCTGCTGTTGCTGTTCGGCGGCAGCATCATGGTTCTTGTTGTGCGCTCTTGCCAAACAGTATTTAACTACGTCCTCATGGTAGACTTCTGGGACAGTTAGCGACTTCCCTGTAGGATCACCGGAAAGTAGCGGAGGCACCTTGTTGTAAGTTACCTGAATCTGCTGACTCGACGTAGGATCGGAAGGATAGACGTAAACCTTCTTGTTGTACTTGTACCAGTATGCCGGTCCACCAGTTGCTGCGTCGGATAGACTAAGTAGGTCGATCTCTTCCTTGGAGATATTGCGGAGAGCTTTGCCATCAACAGACAAACGTCTGATATTAACGGAATCCGGGACGTCAGTAGGGAAAGCGTTTGTAGCCACATTGATCGTGAGATTATTCGCACTAGTATTGCGGATAATATCCAGCTCAGCATCGTGAATCCAAGCATAGATATCAATATCGGTGATGATGACGTCATATTCGTCACCGAACTGCCGCTTGATGGTGGTAAGTGCTGTGGCTACGTCCATTATTTCCTCGTTGCTGGACGATCATCATAGAACGTCAGAAGGTCGCCTGTCAAACTGTCTCGTACCGTGTATCTATGCTTGATTCCGGCTATATGCTTGATGACGTCACGCCGCTCTTCACCAATTTCAGCGTAGCGTGCTTGATTCTTCTTCTTTTCCGCCGCTTCTAGGTCCAGCAGAGTCTGCATTCCGTTGTGCTTCTGTCCATCTGCTGCAATAATGCGCTGAAGTACTAGATCATTCAGAACCCACGCACGAAGAACAGGACGAAGTACGCCATCTTTCCCACGTTCTGCGATGACAAACGGTTCATCGGAGATATCTGCCTTCTCTGGGTCTACACAAAGAATCTCTAGGTTGGGATCGTAGTCTTTGATAGCCTCTGCTACACGCAAAGCATCACGTTCTACGATCATACCATCTACCATGACATGCTTTCCCGTGCCAGGGTCATAGTAATTGCTCACGGAATCGGAACCTGTTCTTCTACTGGAGGCGGAGCGAACTGTTCTTCTACTAGATGTTGAACAGCCGCTAGAATCTGTGCGTCTGTAATGACTGCTGGGTCATTTCCAGGCCGCTCTACGTTTGTGTTCAGTGCATACTCGTATGAGTCTGCGAAGCCTGGCGCAGCTGAAATCCACCAGATGTTATCATTGGCCCATCTCTGTGGCTGATGACTATGCGGAACTTCTACTGCGGCCGATGCAGAGATACGCTGAAGGAAATCAGCGTCGTTTGCTAAGAGAGCTTGTGAAGAATAACTCATATCCACTTTCCTGACAGGTATGTGTAGAGGCTGTTACGTTCTGCTGTGGTCAAATCCCGTCTATACTTGACCAATTCGCCCATAGCTCCGTGCCACGGTTCGCCAATGCTGTCGCATAATACCGGATAACCACCAGCCGTGAATGTCTGGTTGTTAGTTCCTGTCCCATTTGCAGTGTTTGCATTGTAGAACGTATACACACCAGCAGCAGTGTAAGTTACACCAACGATAATCGGAGTGACTGTAGCCAGTGCAGTTGTTCCTACTCCGATTTCGACGACTTGGTTTTTAACTAGGGAATGCTTGTGAGCATTGTTCATCCGGTAGACGATGTTCCCACCAATGCTACCTCCGAAGATATCTCGGTATGCTAGCGTGGCAGTCAGTTTCACTGCTGCAAAGATACTGAATGGCTTGGTAGAAGCAAGCGGACCAGGCGCAGTATCTATGTTCATGTAGCAGTTCAGGAAGTTTGCTGCGTTCTTCCCTACTTTGATGAGGTCTGCTGTCAGGATTGGACGGTTAGCATCCGTACCCATCCTTGCATGGTATCCGTTACCAGACTTATCAAGAGCTACCGAAATGTGGGTTGTGGAAACTAGCGTTAGGCTGGCTGTATCTGAGAAATCGTACCAACATTCTATGTCGGGAATTGTACCTGGAACACCTGGATCGGGACCATGACCTGATGCTGCTATACCAACAGTAACCGGCATTAACCCAAGTCTCCCATTAGGAGCCAAGTGTCTGTAGCAACTTTAACTAGGGTGGCAGCAGAGTATTGCGCTCGTAGTCCTAGTGAGGGAGTGCCTTGAATTGTAACCCCACCAGCAGGGGCCACAGTAACTTTACCAGCACCAGACTGATAGAAGTCAACAGTAGCACCCACAGGCCAGTTTACTGTAGCGTTAGTTGGGATAGTGAAAGTCACAGCTGTACCGGCTGTGAATTGAACCAACTGCGGTTCGTCTGTTTGAGCTAGTGTGTAAGTTGTAGTTGCAACTGTTCGGACTGACGGATAACGACGGTTATCAACGTAATCCTTACGAGTTGCATGGTTAGCGGCTGATGGTGCAGCAGTCAGTAAAACTGTAGGAGCTTGGACAGTGAGTCCAGAAATAATGCCAGTATCGGTAAATTGGAAATCAATACCATTATTACCAATATCGAAGAACCAGCCCTGTGAGGTTCCCTGAATTGTACTGTAGATGGTTGCGCCACCAGCATCCGTCCAGTAGATAATGTTGCCATTGCCCTTCATCTGCAAGTAGGACTTAGCTTGAATACCGTCAGCAACAAAAGTAGTACCAATAAGGTCACCAGTCATGGTGTCCCCGGACTTAAGCACTCTTAATGCATCCGCAGCAGCTTGTGCAGTTGAAACTGGCTTTGAAGAATCAGCTGTATTTGATACTAGGTCTAGACCAAGAGTGGTCTTGATTGCTGCTATTGATGTGTCGTCCAGAATAGTTTTGGCAGCAGGTGTAACCACACCACTATCAAACATCCAAGTAGCACCGCTAGCAGAAACGACAATATCACCTTTGTCACCGTCCGTAACACCAGCTCCGCCTCCCGCTGGAGTTGCCCAGGTTCCATCAGCTGCAAAGAAATTAGTTGTCCCACCACCGGAATCAGAAGCAAGGATAGTTCTGGCTTGTGCAGGAGTTAAATCCTGGGGAGCACCAGTAGAACCTGCACCACGACCCTTAATAGTGCTGGCAACCATATTAGCCATCTTGGCATTAGTTACAACACTGTTGTCGATAGTCCAGATTGCGCCAGCCCCTGACACAGTAATGTCAGTCTTATCACCATCTGTTAGTGAGCCACCACCACTTCCAGATGGAACTGCCCAAGTACCATCCGCTCTTAGAAAGTTAGTTGTTCCCCCACCAGAGGCAGGAACTGTACCTTTCGTTGTTGAAGTGAATAGAGCAACTACTGCATCAATGTATTGCTTTGTAGCCGCTTCTGTAGGATCAATTGGATCAGCAGCTAGGTAGAACGGCTTAGTAACAGAGATGGCAGTGTCACCAACAAAGACTCTCGTAGAGCCGTTGGTCATCAACTTCAACAAGTTACCAGGACCAACCGTTGTCAGCGCAAGATCGGCCGAACCTTGCAACTGAGCAGGAGCCTGTAGGACTAGACTACCTGTCAAAGTTCCACCTGCTAGCGGTAGGTATAGACCTACAGCAGCAGCCAGTTGTCCATCTACATATGCTTTTGACGCAGCATGGTTAGGAGCCGCTGGAGTTGTAGAGCCGCCAATTATGAAACGATCAGCTTGACCTGGACCAGTAGTGGAAAAGCCGGATGCTGCATAGCCTGCAACATCTAACGTGCTCCGCATTGCTGCAATAGAGACGTCATCTAGCAGAGTCTTAGCGGCAGCGGTAACAATCGTGGGATCAAATGTCCACGTTGCGCCAGAGGCAGAGACAATAATGTCTCCCTTGTCTCCGTCAGCAATTGCACCAGCTAGTGGTGTAGCCCACGTTCCATCTGCACGAAGGAAGGTAGCAGTTCCGCCAGGACTTGTGGCAGTAACCGCTGGAAGAGCTTGAACAATGACAGCCTGCTTCACACGAAGCGGAGTCATTACTTTGCTGTTATCTACTCCAGCTTCCGCCTCAGCCTGTGTGGCGATTGGAAGCGAGCCAATAAGAGCGAGAGGATTACCGTTTACGAAAACAGTGCCCCAGATATCGAGTACCGAACCATTGAGCAGAGTCAGCTTTAGGTTCTGATCTGCGTAATGGTTTCTGAAGTCGTAACTAACCGTGTCCTGAACGAGACTCGGAACGGGGGGCATTGAACCAACTTCCTAATGGAACGGCACAAACCCCTCCTATCAGGCGGACTAATAGGAGGGGTTCAATACCGTCTAGCTGAATCTAGCGGCGGACTAGATTTCAGTGATGTTGGTCAGCTTGCCGTGAGCGTTACGCTGGTGCGTACCGATCTGCCAATACTGCTTCATCATGGCCTCGAACGCATCGTAGTCCGTGATCCACTGAAGAACAGAACCGGCCCGATCTTCCCAGTACCAGTCCTTGTCACGCCAAATCTTGATTTCAGATTCGGTGATGAAGAACATGTTCTTGTCCGGGCAATCAGGATCGGCCACAACAGGCAAATCCTTTTCACCGTACATGAACGAAAGACCAGTGAGACCACCATCAAAGGTCTTTGGCTCATTGTACCGACGGAGGGAAGTGAGGATGTTCCAGTACGAACGGCGAACACCGAGCGAACAGAAAATGGCGGACGGAATCTTTCCACCTGCACGGCGGATTTCATCCATTGCCTTAATCATTGCCAACTCAGTGAGAGTTGCCGTGGTGGAATCCTCGTAGGAAGCCCACTTTGACGTAGTAGCCGGGTCCAGAGTGTGAACCGTACCAGTTGCGTCAATGATCTTGTTAAGACCCATCGGCTCCTGATCGTAGTCACCAACACGGGACACATAGTTACCGGCAACTGCGCCAGCAACAGCGGTATCAACCGTGAAAGTAGTTGAGGTCAGGATTGCCTGGATGACCTTTCCGCCACCACCTGAAACCGGAGTTCCAGCGGCTGAAACGTCGATAACCATTCCAACGTCGAGATGGTTAGTTGAGTCAACCGTGATTGTGGTACCAGTTGAAGGCGAGGCGACCTTTGCCTTGATACCGGAGGCAACTGCGGCATCAATGTGCCCGTAAACCACCCGGTTCTCATCCTTGGCAATGTCGTCCTTCAAGCCATCCATTTCCATGTCCATTGCGGACGTGAATGATTGGCGGTTGGATTCTGCCAAAGCAATGAGCGGACCTGAAAGACGAACACGACCGTATCCGTACTTCAGGCTTTCTTGCGCCGGCTTCAGACCTTGACGGCCAGCCGGAGCTAGTTGAACGTTCTCACCACGGTATGAGATACCGGCGTTACGGGAGATACGAACGGGGAAAGTGACGTACTTACCACCAACCGCATCTGTTGCAGTACCTTCTGCGGTACGCTCAATGCGCTTCATGGTAAGGCGCTCACTTGGGAGCTGATAGTTTCCGTTACCCTCATAGATTTCCTTGAGGATAGCGGAAACTGTGGCCAGGGTTGCGGACATTATTCTCCAAGTCCTTCTAGTGCTGCCATTACGGCGTTGCGCCGATCTTGCCCTCTCAGTTTTTTGGCGTTCACCTGATCCACTGGTACACCACCCTGACCCCCCAAGACTCTTGGGGCTTGTCTTTGTGCACCAGTCTGATTGTATTTGCCTAACATCTGCTTCCACTCCTGCATTGCTTGTTGCACGTTACCGTGCTCAGCTAGCCGGACTAGAACCCAGTTGTCATCGAAGTCACCGAACCTATTATGCATCATGTCAAGCACGTTGTCAAGTTGTGCATTTTCCTCAGCAGATTGCTGCTGAGCTTCTAGATTCTGACGCCACTCACGAAACTCTTCTAGCTCCTGAGAAACATTCTGCTGGAAGATTTCGTTTGGGTCTGGTTCTTCGTAGTCTCCACCTGCGTAGAACTCTTGGTCATCTGACATTTCCTCTGCCTCCAATTGCAGAATGCGAGCTAGTTCTTGATCGAATCCATCACCGTACTGTTCCTGTAGACCGTTCCACATGATACGGAAGACATTTTCAGGATCAGCCTGGAAATTGCGGGCCAGGTTGATATACTTCTGAAGTTCCTCGATGGGAACTCCGAGGTTCTCGTAAGGCTTTAGCCTTCCAGAATAGTCCTGAAACTTCTTTGTAACTCCTGCATCCCAATCCTTAACATACCTGCCAACAACCTCACGATCTTGTGCAGGAATCTTGGCTAGGAATGGTGATGCTAGGGATAGATCCTCTTGGGGTTCAGCTTGGCTAGGTTCGATATCGGAAGAGTCTCCGTTATCAGAACCCCCGAAGCTAATTGCCGCTGGGTCCACTTTCTGTACTTCCTTGATCGGGTGGTGGTGGTGCTTCTTCAGGTGCAGTTCTGGGACTTTGTGTCTCAGACGTTCCCTGCTTAGCAATATCGTCAGCTTGTGCTGCGTTCCGCTCTTTCAGCAGTTCCATCTTGTGTTCATCTACGTGTTGCTGGATGATTGCCTGGATATCAGGCGTGAGGAATTCGTATTCTTGACTCTTTTGGTATGACTCATGTTCCTCAACGTGAGTTTCATGTGCATCGTACGGGTTAACAGTGACGTTGTAAGTTTGCGGCTGTCCGGTCTGGGGATCAATCTGCGGTTCTCCAGTCATTGGATCACGCATAACGTCTTGCTTGTACGACGGAGTAGGCATACCAGTCATCGGGTCAATTTGCTGTTGTGTAGTTGTGTCCGGTTTGTATAGAGGTTGGCCGTGAGACATTGTGACGTTTTCACGTTGAGCTTGACGTGCATCTAGCATTAGCTCATCGTACATCTTGTCTGTCTCAGACATTTGCAAGTAACGCAAAGCCTTTGTGGGTTCAATGGCCCCCATCTTCATCAACTCAGTGATGAACGCCTGTTTTGCCGCTACAGACCTAGGGGCCATTGAACCCGATTCAACCCGGAAGTCCATTCTCGGGTTGAGATCAGTTGACTTGAATTCACGAACTTCCATTGCCTGGTTCTTGGAAGTCATACGAACGATTCTGTCCTCAGGCCAATAGTCATGCACATTTGCAAGAACCTGCACGCCAGTTTCTTGCACAGCATTCTCTATGGACTGTACGGTGTGATACAGAATAGTATCGTTCTCTTCAGAGAGGTAAGCAATAGCTGAAGCAGCTTCAACACCTGGGGGAGTCCTTCCCTTAGAGACTTCGTACTGAGACGAAATGTCATCCATATCTCTAACGACAATATCCAGGTCATTACTTACGCTGGGAGATAGTTCTGGCTGCTCTAGGGGCTTGGGGGGATCAAACCCCATTTGCACAGCCAGAAGTAGACCGGGCTTAGCATTCCACTTACGAGTGTCGAATGCACCGGCAGTGTACCACCACTGAGGTTTCCCAGCTAGGTTCCTGCTCTCCAACATAATAGAGCGAGTTTTATTGTACTCTTTCTGTGGCCCGATCAGAGACTTGATTACGGACTCACCGTAGAACATCCCTGTAGGGATGTGGTCGATCTTTACGAATGGGAAATGACCATGACGATACGGGAACTCATGGTTGTAGCTCTTCATTCCTGCTTCATCAGACTTTGGAGCCGTGATTTCTGATGAATCTTCTACAGGTTGTTCCTGAGTTGGAGGCATACCAGGAAAACCTACAGGGGGCCGCTGGGGCATTTGTGGACCGCTACCTTGTAGCTGGGCCATTATCCCTTCGATAGAGGGCGGGCCTCCCATTTCCGCTCCCATATCCCCGGCCATTTGCTCTGGCATTCCACCAGGTAAACCCTCCGGGATTTCTGGAGCCTCGAATACGTAGAGGATTTTGCCCTCTCCGTAGACGAACATTGAGCCGTTCGGGAAATCTTTACACGGCTTGACGTAGACTTCCTTGACGTAGCACTGCTTTGTAGCCTGTTGCTTGCTCTGCTTAATTCCAATAGACGAGAGAAAGCGGCTGTCAATGACGGTCGAGCTGGAATCCGTGCCTGCTTCAAGTTCCACTCCATAAGTGGTATAGACATCTTCTGGGTTCAGCGTACGAGCGTGGATCATGTACGGCTCATCTTCAATCTCTGTACACTGTAGGTTCGGTACAAAGGTATGGAAGGTAGTTACCGCTTCAAAGTCAATCTTTCCTGGTTGTCCGTCTTGTTCTAGTTTGTTGGGGTCGTAGTAGTTCTTGATGAATCCGCTTCCGCAGATACATGCCCAAAACGTAGCCTCCAACCGTCTCCGGTTAAAATGCTTCGTTTTGAGCAAGTATTCTGCGATGGAATCACCTGCCATTGCTGCCAAGCGGTCAGACTCTTCCGTCGAATCAGGCACACAGAAGAACTGCGGTTCTTCCTTTGTGAGCTTTGTCACTTCCGTACGGATGATTCTTAGAATCCGGTTAGCAGTATGCCGAACACGCCAGCTATCAGTCGGAGGCATCTCCGACATTGAAAAGCCGCCGTTTTGGCTCTTGGAGGTTGTAATCCACTGTCGTCCGAAATAGAACGACATATTCTCGTGCCACTGCTTCTCGAACGTGAGACGTTGTTGTTGACAGGCTTTTAAGTTGCTATCCCATTTCTCAATCAGGTGTGCATCAGCAGAGCCTGCAACAACAATCATTTACTTGTCCGTGCTCTTTGGCGGGAGAGTGTGGCTGGGATCAGTTGCGGGAGTCTTGGCCTTCCGCTTCTCATCTTCCTTCGTAGCTTCTTCCCGCTCCTTCTGCTTCTCGTCTACGGCTGCGAGACGATTCTCCAGAGTATCGGGCTTCTGATCCTTCAAGGGATTCTCTTCTGTACCTACTGCGTAGAGCAGGTCATTGGGAATCTTGCGCTTGAATGCAGCGTCGGGCCGAAACTTCGGGTTGAAGTTCGGAACTAGCTCACCAGGAACCACGCTGTACTTGGCAGCGTATTGGCGAAGCTCATCTTCGTCAATCTCTTCCCGGAGATACGCCTGAACGGCATCTTCCGCACCATTGATTGTGGGCGGAAGTGGATCGGGGGCTTTCTCAGCCTTGTGCTCTGTCTTGGGTTGGTCGGACATTATTCTGTCTCCTCATCGTCGTCATCTGGGAATAATACTGGGTCGAACAGACTAGGGATTTCCTCCTGGGTTTCCTCCGAAGAATCCTCGAAACTCCCGAACCGATTCGGATTCTGGATCACTATCGTCTGATTCAG